GGGAAGGGATATCTATTAATGGAAGCAGGGAGGTGCTTGGCCTTAAAGGCCCACCGATCTAGTCGCCATAGTCCCACAGGACCAGCCAATAGGCTCACCTCAGCATTGCTGACCGCGAGGTCACACGCCACCGGATATACCGGACGGTCTGTCAAAGCTTTCGATTGAGGGACACGCTCAGTACGAGGAATAACCCTGAAACAATAATAAAATAAAGTGGCCCTTCATTGGGCCTCTACTTCAAGCAGCTCTCACCATGAGCTGTTTCAAGAAGATCAACCAAACCAACCAAACAGGAGTATTCACTATGGTATCTATTAACACAACGCTTGGCACTATCGATCACCACGGTATTGAAATCATCACTACAATCGAATGTGATGAAGGGGTTTCAACCCTATCTATCCGAAGCAACTCAGCCATGAACCATGACTGGCGGTATGAGTTCATCGACTTCGACGGTGATGTCTACTTATGGATAACAGATCAATGCCCAGAACGCGGCAAGAATGGTCGTTACAATCCAGATAACATCTTTCAGTTCAGTGCCACAGCCCATGAAATTAAACAGAACGGTAAGCGGATGATATGTCCGAGTATTACACTGTATGAAACTTCCGCCGCCTGATCGTGATCTTAAATGTGTAGCCCCACGGGGCTGCATTATTAACTTCACAGGAGAGACTAACATGAAACAATTAAACCCTCACAACCTACCAGTAGCACTAATGAAAACAGTGCCTCTCAAAAGTCTTAAAAATGGTGAAACATTCTTGAGAAAGATCGACGCTCAAAAGACACTCAAGAGACAGCATTACAATCCAAAGGATGCCTTTGGTCCTGCATGCTATTCCTGTGGAGATGCTTGGGGGGATATCAACTATGAGATATTCCTGAAGGGATCGACAATGGTCTGGGTAGATATGACAGACAAAGAAATTTTAGAAATGTGATCTTACGTGATACTTTGAATGGCCCCGGTTATCTGGGGTCATTGGAGGCATCATGCCTACCACGCAAACGTCAGCCAAAAAGGATGAACAGATGACAAATGCAAAACAATTTATGGTTTCCGATAATTCGATCAACGTAGTCTATCAGGCGGAGCAAGAGATCGGTACTCTCAAAGGTCAGAACCGCGACAACAATGACGCGGCGAACGATCAGAAAATGACAGCATACGGTGAAGTGATTGCTTCAATCGCTCACGTCAAACTGGTCAAGGGTAACCTGCCACGGGCGATATCAAAAACACTTCGCGCTGCACTACTCGAAGAGGCTGGCCTCAAAGAGGCTACCGTCAAACGATATGTTGAGAATAGTGTTGGTGCCGTTCGTATGATCAAAGAAAAGATCGGTGAGATCCCATCACAATACACTGGTGCTGCCGTTGTTGCTGACCTCGCGGTCATGGATATCGACAGCGAAAACAAGTTGGCTAAAGCAATCAAAGGTGAGGGCGAAAAGTCCAAAGCTGCAGTTCTAGCTGAGAAGGTTGTCGGCAAGTTCTCAAATAGAAAGGATGAGAACGGCAAGCTGGTTCAAGGTGATGTCTTTCGGGATGGCCTTGATGATGAGGAACTGGACGAGTTCCAGAACGTCATGCGAGAGCTGATGGCTGCACGTAAGGCATACCGGGACAGTGATGCTGCCAAGGCCGCTGAGAAAGCTGCCGAAAGTGAAAACAACACCGTCGATGCGGTGGTTGATGAAATGCTGGAAGCACTGGCATAAACGTAACAATCTAGGAGATTAAAATGAAACAAACAGAAATAATCAAGCTTGCAAACGAGTTGAGCAATCACGATTTGATTGAGTTGTTTAGCATGATGGCTAAACGCTTCATCGTATCGATAGATACAGGCAATGACATAGAAATATGTTCAGAGAGGCCATGCACGTCGAATGGCACTGAAATCCAAATCAACTTAATATATTTGGATAGGTCTGAAACATGAGACCAAAAATAAAACTTTCAGAAAAGAAATGGGAGTTTCTGGAGGGCGTGGCTTCTGGTCTCGCCTTCGCAGCCCTGATGATTGGCCTGTTAATTTTCATGTTAGCTTGGTGAACTTTGTTAGCAGCTTCAGAAATGGAGCTGCTGCGCTAAGTTCAATTGAACTTTTTTTGGAGGAGTGGAGGATGAATATAAAAATTAGTCACATAACTACTGACGCTGGGAAGATATACCAGCGGTTCGAGTTCGAGACCTTGGCTGATCTCGAAGAATACTTTGTAAACGAAATACTTGGTAAGACTGAACGTCAATCAAAGGTGATCGGCAATGTCTTGATCTGGGGTGATAACTGGCAACCAATTAGGGAGAAATCTTAATGGAATATGAAGAAATGATTATAGAACTTTCAGCTATGGCTGGCTGGAATAATTTTGCAGCATCACTGGTCGGTCAGTACAGATCGAAGGGTGATCTATCGGTCAAGCAGTGGGACGCGGCAGAGCGTACCATCCTGAACGTCCGCACCAAAGCTGCGATGCGCAAAGACATGAGCTGCGCGGTTGATGTGTCAAGGATCAAGGTTCTGTTGGACACAGCCAAGGTAAAGAAGCCTGTCTTCAGGGCAGCAGAGCTGGCCTTTTCGCTGGCGCCGTTACATGGCAAGAATGCTGGCGCAGTCTACGTCAAAAAAGGACCTGACTATCAGGGCAAGATCATCGATGGGCAATTCGTCCCAGTGAGTACCTGCCATAACGACACAGCGGACGCTGTAGTGGGTGTAGCGGGTGATCCGAGGGGCAAGGCAGTTCAGTATGGACGAGACACTGGGCGGTGTTCCTGTTGTGGAAGAGAGTTGACTGATCCTGTCTCAATCGAGATGGGTATCGGCCCTGTCTGCATAGCGAACTGGGGGCTGTGATGGCAATCAAAACTATGGACTGTACGAATTGCGATGGTGAAGGAGAAGTTGAAGTTCAGACAGCCGTCGATTGTTTCAGAGATGACCCGTGTGATCTTTGCTCAGGATCAGGAAAAATTGTGGATCATGATGCCACTGAAAAAAATATAGAGCAGACTTAAACCTTTACGATAATGGAGAACCAAAATGAAACTATCACAAGCAAAAGCAATTTGCGAAGCAGCTATCGACTTTGCAATGAAAACAAAGAACGGGCGTGACGCACAGTATGTTGTGCCATACCTCGTATCAGGCGCAGGTATCGGCAAGACAACCTTAGTCAAGGACATTGCTAAGGACAAAGGCATTGGATGTCAGATCCTTTCACTCGCTCAGTACGATGCTGGTGAGCTGGGTGGTTGGGCAGTGCCGTCTGATGATGGCGAGACCATGGTGCGCAAACGTCCTGACTGGATGCCGACTGAAGGCGAGGGCATCCTATTCTTGGATGAGCTGCCACAGGCTCCAACGTCCAATCAAAACATTGCAGCTCAGATCACAAACGAGCGGCGTGTAGGGCCACATCATCTGCCAGAGGGCTGGGTGATTTTTGCAGCAGGAAATCGTATGTCTGATCGAGCTGGCACCAACAACATGCCATCACATCTTAAAGACAGGTTGATGTTTTTAGAAATCGAGGCAGACATGGAAGACACAATTGCTTACTACTACAGCAAGCGTGTGGATGAGCGTGTCTCAGCGTTCTTGCGGTTCCGCCCTGAATGGCTGCACAGGTTTGATCGTGATGCAGATGCATGCCCATCACCCAGATCATGGGAGCGCGTTGCTTCGATCATGACTTGGGGTCTTGATCCAGTCAATCGATTGGAAGCTATCGCTGGTCAGGTTGGACGTGCTGCTACAGCGGACTTCACTGGCTTCTTGCAGATGTATGATGCGGTCCCAGACATCGACGCTTTGATAGCTGCCCCGAATGCAGCGGATATCCCGGCAGATCCTGCCGTCCTGTACGCAGTGTGTGCTGCGATATCATCAAGGATGAACCCCAAAAATGTGGGTAACGTGATCAAGTATCTTGAGCGGCTCCCGCAGCAAGAGTTCGCGGCATTCGTTATCAAGGATGGCGTCAACCGTCACAAAGAACTGAAGCAATCGCAAGAGGTCCGCAGTTGGATCATGCGGCAGGGAAAAAACCTGATCCTTTAACAGAAAATCGTGGACGGTTTTGGGTAGCAAACGTACCTAAATCAAATTCGATAGTCTTTTTTTGATGAGAGAACGATATAACCCGTTGAGCTTAATGGGTTATTTAAAAATTAACTTTTCTGGTAATGGGAGGGCCTGCCTCCTTAACCGGATATAGTTCTATTGAACTTTTTTTATGGAGATCACACTATGCAAATTGATAAAATACCTATGGACGCTCAGATGAAAGTGTCTCGTGCGATTACAAGGCTTGTTGTTAAGCATCCATTCTTTGGATCACTTGCACTGTCACTCAGGGTCGAAGCTGATACGAACATCGACACGATGTGTACTGATGGTAAGTCCATCTTATGGAACCCAGATTTCGTAGATGCTCACGATCAGGAAGAGATCGTTGGTGTCATGGCGCACGAGGTTCTGCATGTCACGTTCAAGCACATGCTTAGAAGGGGCAAGCGTGACCCAGTTCTTTGGAACATTGCATGCGACTTCGCCATCAATCCTATCCTAAGAGATCACGACTTATTCAAGCTGCCCGAAGCTGCTCTGGATAATCCTGAATACCATGGACTGAGTGCTGAAGCTATCTATGGACGTCTTCCCGAAGATGCCGCTGAGAAGTACTCTCAAGGGTCTGGATTCGGTGAAGTCGCAGATGCCTCTGACGGCAACGGTAACGCCCCCTCAGAGGCTGAAGTCAAGCAGATGGAAGCTGACATCGATAGCAAGGTTATGATGGCTGCAAACGGGGCTAAGGCTGTCGGTAATCTACCATCAGCAATCAAAGAACTGATCGAAGTCATGAAGCGCAGCCAAGTTGATTGGCGTGACTGCATGCGCAGGTTCGTCGGTGGGGATCAGCCTGACGATTACAGTATGCGTAAGCCTCACCGAAAAATGTACCACACATCACGTATCGTTGCACCGTCCATTCAAATGGTGGGTGCCGGGGACGTTGTGATCGGCATCGATACCAGCGGATCTGTTTCTAAAGTTGAGCTGTCTTATTTCTTGGGAGAGTTGAACGCCATCAGTGCCGACATCAAGCCTCAGTCAGTGACCGTAATAACTTGTGACATGACTGTTCAAACTGTGAGACGTTACGAGCAGGGCGAAGAGATCGAAATGATTGAAGTTAATGGGCGAGGTGGTACACTCGTCAGACCAGTGTTTGATTACATCGAAGAAAATAATATCAATGTAGATAACATGGTGTATTTTTCAGACATGTGTATCTCTGATTATCCAGAGTGTCCGCACTACCCAACGATGTGGGTGTCTGCGTATGCTAGCGGTAGTTCTGCACCATGGGGCGAGACTGTATTTTTAAAAACGTAAGGGAGAATAATTATGAACTTAGATAAATTAAAATTGTGTATGGACCTCGGAAAAAGTTTCGAGGTTGCATACGGCTTATGTATTTTGGAGTTAACCGAAAAAGAAAATCAGCAACCCAGTAAGAAATTACTCAATGCCAGAGAACACAACGCGACGATGGGTTCTGTAAGAAACATAGTTGGGTCTCCTGAGATGACAGATAAGATCAGGAAGATAAACTTAATGCTGACGAAAAAGATATCTCAGAAAGATATAGCTGAGATATTGGGCATCAGTCAAAACACCGTGAGCAAAACAAAGTCACGCTACAACTTACCAATCTAGGGGAGAAAGATATGAATGACCGAAACATAGAAGCCATACTGAACGAAGTGTTCAGAAAGATTTTTAAAGAACAGAGAGGTTAACATGGAACTTTTTACTGCACTGTTAATTTACTACCCGCTTCAGGGTAACGATGTCGTCAGCGAGATTTGGTTTGATAGCTATGATAAATGCGAAATAGTTCTCAGGTCAGAAGCATTAGAAATAATCTATGATGACAAAAGAGACATTCACATTTCATGCGAAAGTTCAGATGTTATAAGCAAGACATTGCGTCCGAAGGCAAGGCCAAAGGATTTGGGCAATGGGTGATGAAGCGTTAAACCCCGCCCAACAAGCAGAGTATCGGTTTCTAAAACAGGAGACAGATAAGTACGAGCGCGAAGTTAATCGCGTCAACAAACACCCTGACGTACAGCAAGACTTGCATCGTGCTAGGAAAGAACTGCGAGAGTTCACCTCAAAGCTGCGCGAACAGGGCGTCAACATATAATGGAGATATGTATGAAACGATCTGACATCTTGGACACCGCCAAGGGTTATGTCACGAAAGACCGGGCCTCTGATCACGGTGATATGGAAAGTAATTTCCAAACGATAGGAGAATACTGGTCTATTCATCTGGGCATTGAAGTAAGTGCCGTCGATGTCTCTGTTATGATGACGCTACTCAAGATGGCACGTATAAAATCCAACCCAAAGCATGCAGATAATTGGGTGGATGGATGTGGTTACTTGAGTTGTGGCGGAGAACTTTCAAGTAAAAAAAAGGAATGAGAACATGCTTAATAATGATTTTAAAAATGGTTATAATAGAAAAAGATATGTGAAAAGATACAAAGCAATGCTTCAGTTATCAAAGAGCATACACAATTACTTTGAGACTTATGGATTTACTGCTGACGAGAAAAAGAAAATAGCAGATAACCCATCTCAATATGCGTGGAAGGATTTCAATTACGACAACTCACCAGATGGTTTCAAATTTCTTTCTCAAGACGATCAAGGTGCCGCTGCTCGTTATGGTGCTAGGTTGTTTGAAAGTTTGCATGGCATCAGGGATCGAGTAAAAAATATAGACCCTCAGCCCAGTGTAATTTCAAAGACGAGGCAAGCCACTGAAATCTACGCGGCGTCAGCATTGCAAGTAACATTCCCGGCAATGCATTGGCAGGTCTCTTCTAGTTTAGGCGCAGAGATATCCGCAGAAAAAACTAAGTCGTGGAGCAAGCGTGACGTTACTGTAACTTTACCTTTGTCTTGGGTCAAAAGAGTACACGACAAAGGCATATCATCCATCAGAGCGGGGGACGGTATGCGTTTCATACTTGACGCTTCAGAGAGACATATTGATAGGCTAAGTAATGATAACATACAGGCGTTCTATACCACTTCTTTAAGCATAAATAAAACTCAACCGATTATAGAAAAAAGTTGGGTCATGTCATATCAAACATCTGACGAACCAATAGTCTCAGTGCAGAAAAGCTTTTCAAGATGTGAAAGTTTGCTGCGCAGACGGATTAAAGATACCGTGATTAAGGAGTTGATGAATTGAAAAATTTAAAAACAGATGAGGGTAGAGTTCTGAGTGAAGACTTAGATGGAGAAGAAATAATTAGGATCATTGAGTCCATGCCTGAAAGGGCCAACCCTGAAGAGATAGCCTCCTTAATCACAAGTCTTATCCTTGCTTACGAAATACCAACGCAATGGAGTGGTGTCTCAACGATGGTTACGATGGCGCTAAATCAAGTTAATATATTAAACAGCGACATCCGCCTTCATTAGAAAAAAGGCCACCCGAAGGTGGCCTAAAGTTCAGAATGGAGAACACCGCAAGCACTGGAACATATAGATGCGAAGCAATGTACTGACACAACATGTAGCAGTATGATTAAACATGGTCAACATCAGAACGGCAGATCATCATCTACCTCAGTGTAAGGGGTTGGCGCATCTAGTATCGGGTCAGGCACATGCTTTCTATAAGTAGACGTAGGTACATCAAACTCTAAATTGGTATCACCTTGCTTCCCGATCCAAGAGAAGCGGCACTTCCAAACATGTATCTCTGAAACCCTAGAACCTGATGGGTTTGGCCTATGAACGGTCAGACCCACATCAGCCTTTGCAAACCAAGCAGCACTACCAGATATATCATAGCCCTTTGGTGCGGGGACTTTACCAGTGTGGTCACGCATCATTTTTGTTGGGTGTGCCACGAACCATAAGTGTATCCCATGGGATTGTGCGAACACACGAAGCCTCGTAAGCACCTCAGATATCCAATCGGTTTCGCTTATGTCACTACTTTTTTGGATGTAGTTGTAGGGGTCAATGATTGCACCCCTTACACCATGACGCATGACTGCAACCCGCAACCTTTCAATGATGCTCTCGACAGAGGATAACGAACCGTCCGCCTGATAGAGAAAAGAAAAGTGCGATTGAACAAATTCCTTTCCAGTCCTTAATTCCTCTGGGTTTATTCTTTCTGTTGCACCTTGGAAGAATGGCTTGCGAATGTACTTACTTATAAGCTTTGCTATGTGGATGCGCGGCTCGTTCTCGAACGAACAGATTGCAAACTTCCAACCTTTCTCCTGCGCCATGTTCACCATGATCTGATCTATGAACTCTGACTTTCCAGACGATGGATGCCCGGTCACAACAGTTAGCTGACCAGTGACAATGGTGTAAAGTTCATCGACATTGTCGTAACCAGTACTCTCTCCACGTCCCATACCTTTTTCATATATGTCATCGATCTCATCGTAAAAATGAGAGGCATCAAACAGTCCAGCTATGGGCCATGGTTTTGCACCCACGATAATTTTATCAACAGCATCTTTGCCATGCTTCATCAGCACATCATTGGCATCCTTGCATCCCTCTGGGTACTCAACCTTAAAGCATCGATCCTTTCCAATCCGACGAGCGATCTCCTCTGCGGTAACCTGCCCAGCTTCATCGCCGTCCAGTGCCACGATCACACGGGATGCTAATTTTATTTTCTTCTCAGCAGCCCATAAGAACTTGAATTTGTTATCATCTTTCGGGTCTATGGTGCCATTAACAATCTTACTGACTGCCCCGTTTGGGATGGACACAACGCTCTCGTAACCTGTTTCCATGTACGCAAGAGCATCCATTTCGCCCTCGCAAATTATCAGATCGTCGTTGCGTTCGACTGCTTCGATATTGAAAAATGTTTGAGGCGCACCGTTGCAAATAAATGCCTTGTCTTCAATCGATCTGATCTTGTATGCGTACTCTTGGCCCTTGTTGGTGTACGGGAACATGATGCTTTCAGTTTCCCTGCCAAGCGGCTGCATCCATGATCGTGTTGATGTGACGCCAGCCTTGAGAGCTGTCTCTTCGCTGATACCACGGCCTCTCAGCCAAGCTATCGCCCCTTCAGAAAGAGGCATCTTGTTTACGTTCTTTGCTACTGCCATTGGCTCCACTCTTTTTATCTCTGGAAGCTTCTCTCGCATAGGAACTATTCCCTCCTGATCGCAGTGCCAGCAGTTAAATAATACTTTGTCGTGTTCTATGCGGAGAGAAAGCGTCTTATCGGTTTTGTTCTTGCGACCATGGCTACAGCTTGGGCATTTTATTTTGTGTTGTCCCTGACCCAATCTGTAAGCCTCGCCACGAACTTGTTGTTCGATTTGCACGGCTATTCTCCTACTCTGATTTAGGCATCATAGGAGAGGATTATGGAGTCAGTCAATATCCCATATTTTTCCCAGCTAATATATTATATTATAATATACTCTACCGTTATAATTTATCGGCTACCTATACTCTACCGATAACAAGGTAGTCTGGTATATTTTTTATATCGCATGAGCGGACACGAATTATTGTTCGAGGGTTATCTTTATCCAATCCCCAATATATAAATTTCTGTTTCACCTGACGATCATTTTTGTAGATGCGGCACTGCATGCAGTCTAGGATCAGGCTCTCATCCAGATCAGGTCTACGGCTGGCGTAGTAGATCATCATCTCAACTTGAACGTCATCAGTTGTTGGCACTTCTAAGACCGGGCATTGGGTCTCGAAATACTTAACGTAATCCCTAGCTTTCTTAGACTTGATGAGAGCTGGACGCCCACGAATTAGTACCATTTTCCTAGAGTTAGCCTTGGATGCTGTCTCTCCAAGTGCCGTAAATGTTATAT